AGACCTTGTTGAAATCGAGCTGCGTGAAGAGAAGGCAGACAGTCAACGAAGAATGGCTTGGGTGAGGCTTTCTAGTATGGTGGTTTACGCTCTGTTACCACTTCTGCCCTTCATACCTGAGTCTCGTTTGTCCACCATGGCTTCTCTGAGTGATATGTTGTTTCTTAGCCAAGCATCCATCGTGGGTTTGTATTTCGGTGCAACTGCATACATGGCGAAGGGTCGATGATGTGGCAAGTCTCTGCAGGATTGGGAATCGCTCTTGCATTGGCTCTTGGGAGCTTCAAACTGTATTACGACAAAGCAGAGGCAGAAAAAAAAGCCTTGCAAGCAGAAGTTCAGCAAGCACTCCGCAACCAAGCTTTGTTAGAGACAACTATTGCGGACCAGAACCTCGAAATTGAAGAGCAACAGAAAAAACAACAGGCAGTATTGATGAAGATCGATCAGCTCACTCAAGACCATCAACTGGCGATGAGAGAGGTCGACGACATCAGAAAAAAGTTCGCAAAGCACAATCTCGATGTGCTGTCTTTGCGGAAACCCAAACTAATCGAGAAAATAATCAATCGCGGCACTGCTGATGTACTCACAAATTTGGAAAGTATTACCGATCCTAGTTCTTAGTGGATGCAGCGTTCTGGAGTCGCCGCCCCAAGTCGCGCCAGTCGAAGTTGTAACTATAGAAAAGCCAGCGCCGGTCTATCACCCGCCCAAGCCGAGTGCGATCACAACTTTACCTGTGGAATGGACTGTTCTCACACCAGAAACGATGCAAGAATATCTGGATGACTTAGCGCAGGGCAACGCGCCTACGAACGCATTTTATGGATTGACAACCAAAGGTTATGAAAATCTTAGTAGCAACATGGCTGACGTTATCCGCTATATCCGTCAGCTTACATCGATTGTTGACTACTATAAGAATTTGGAGACTACAGATGACGCCGAAGAAGACAAGTGAAGAAGGGGTCGCCCTGATCAAAAAGTTCGAGGGCTGTGAACTGGAGGCATACCGATGTTCAGCAGACGTTCTAACAATTGGATATGGACACACAAAAGACGTGTCGGACGGTGATACCTGCACAGCTCAAGAAGCTGAAGACATGCTCAAAAAAGACCTTGAAGAGTTTGAGTTCTATGTTAATGACCTTGTAGAACAAGACCTGAAACAAAGCGAGTTCGATGCCCTAGTAGCCTGGACTTTCAACCTTGGACCAACAAACCTGCGGACTAGCACGATGCTTAAGAGGCTGAATGAAGGCGATTTCGATGAGGTGCCTTACGAAATGCGCCGCTGGAACAAGGCTGGCGGACAGGTGCTAGATGGATTAGTTAGACGAAGAGAGGCCGAGGCTTTGTTATTCCAAGGAAAAGCTTGGGAAGATGTCTGAGGTAGCCCTAAAAGATTTCGACATCCTCTCTGACCAAGAGCGGTCAGAGGCGATGGCTTTGCTCAAAAAATATGACCAGCTCGAAAAGCAAGAAGAATGTCAGGCAGACTTTATCTCTTTTGTAAAAAGCCAATGGCCTGAGTTTGTTGAGGGTCGGCATCACAAAATCATCGGTGAAAAGTTCAATAAGATTGCTCAGGGAAAGCTTAAACGCCTGATTGTTTGCCTGCCGCCTCGACACACCAAGTCTGAGTTTGCCTCGACTTACTTCCCCGCTTGGATGATGGGTCTGCGCGGTAACCTGAAAATTATTCAGACGACACACACCGCCGAGCTTGCGACGTCGTTTGGACGGAAGATCAGAAACCTGATCGACAGCGACAAATACAACGAAGTGTTCCCTGATCTGAAACTGCAAGCCGATAACAAGTCAGCGGGTCGTTGGACCAGTAATAAGCAAGGCGAGTTTTTCGCTGCTGGCGTCGGCGGTGCAATAACCGGACGAGGTGCTGATCTACTCATCATCGATGACCCAGTCAGTGAACAAGACGCGCTTAGCCCAACCGCGATGGACGCCGTCTACGAATGGTACACGTCTGGCCCTAGACAGCGTTTACAGCCGGGCGGGATCATCGTCATTGTGATGACCCGATGGTCCACTAAGGATCTTGTTGGGAAGGTGCTCAAAAAACAAGGCGAGGACCACGCTGACCAATGGGAGGTCATCGAGTTTCCCGCCATCATGCCAGAGTCGGACACCCCACTTTGGCCTGAGTTCTGGAAAAAAGAAGAACTCTTGAGCGTAAAAGCCTCTCTTCCGGTTTCAAAGTGGAACGCGCAATGGATGCAAAACCCGACAGCGGAAGAAGGCTCTATTGTTAAGCGCGAGTGGTGGAATAAATGGGAAAAAGATGTCCCGGCATACAGCTACGTCATTCAAAGCTATGACACCGCGTTTAGTAAAAAGGAGACCGCCGACTACTCTGCAATTACGACGTGGGCCGTTTTTGAATACATGGACGTTGAGCAAATCATTTTGCTGGACGCTAAGCGCGTGCGCCTAGACTTCCCAGAGCTGAAAAAATTAGCTTGGGACGAATATAAATACTGGGAGCCTGACTGCGTTTTGATCGAAGCGAAGGCGTCAGGGACGCCGCTTACCCAAGAACTCCGTCGCATGGGCATACCTGTGACCGCCTATACACCGTCGCGGGGTCAGGATAAGATTGCAAGAATGAATAGCGTTGCTCCTATTTTTGAGTCGGGCATGGTCTGGGCGCCAGACGAACTTTTTGCCGAGGAGGTCATTGAAGAGATGGCGAGCTTCCCTTACGGCGATCACGATGACTATTGTGACTCAGCGACCATGGCGTTGATGCGGTTCAGACAAGGAGGTTTCCTTGCCCTCGATGGAGACTATGTCGAAGAGATGACTCCGATGCGACGTGACAGGAAGGTGTATTACTGATGGCGATTGAGCGAAGAGAGCAACAAGCGGGAACCGCAGACGATCCAGACATCATTCCGATGGGCAATGAGGTCGAGGTAACTCCTGACCCTAGTAGGGAAGACCAAATCCGCGAAGCAGCGCAGATCCTTGTGCTCGAAGAGCAAATCCTAGTTGATGACGAAATAGATGCGCCAACGAGTGTAGCGCCTGTTGGTGACTTCAACGAAAACCTTGTAGATCGTTTGGACCAAGGCGAGCTGTCATCCTTGTCCAGTGACGTATTGGCCTCGATAAAAGCAGACATCGAGTCGCGCTCAGAGTGGGAAAAGACTTTTACAGATGGCTTGAAATACCTCGGGATGAAGTTTGATGAGTCGCGGTCCAATCCGTTCCAAGGCTCAACCGGCGTCATCCACCCGATCCTCGCTGAAGCAGTTACACAATTCCAGGCACAAGCCTATAAGGAGTTGTTGCCAGCCAAGGGGCCAGTCAAGACGGAGATCGTGGGCGCACGCAACGCAGAGGTCGAAGCCCAAGCGGAGCGCGTTCAGGACTTCATGAACTATTACATCATGAACGTCATGCAAGAGTATGATCCTGAGTTGGATATGCTTTTGTTCTATCTGCCGCTTGCCGGTAGCGCGTTCAAGAAGGTTTACTTTGATACCGCAGCCAGCAAGGCCATGAGTAAGTTCATCGAGCCACAAGACCTTGTGGTGCCGTATGAGGCCACTGATCTGTTCAGCGCAGAGCGTGTGACGCACGTCCTCAGTATGTCAAAGAACGAAATCCGAAAGCAGCAGCTCAGCGGTTTTTATGCGGATATCGAGCTGAAAGGCGGTGCCTACCATATTTCTCGTGACGAGATCGAAGAAGAGATCGATGAAATCGAGGGTCAGTCACCGGGGTATGCGGAAGATCGAGACCGCACCGTGTACGAGGTCCATACCATATTGGATATACCGGGATATGAGGATGTAGGTCCAGACGGCCAGCCAACTGGGCTGAAGCTGCCGTACATCGTGACGATAGATGAGCCAAGCCAACAGGTTTTGTCTATCAGGCGAAACTATTTACAAGACGACCCACTCAGGCAAAAAATAAACTACTTCGTACAGTACAAATTCTTACCGGGACTTGGATTTTACGGCTTGGGACTGAGCCACATGATTGGTGGCTTGGCCAAAGCGAGCACAAGCATCCTGAGACAGTTGATTGATGCCGGAACGCTCGCGAATCTACCTGCTGGTTTCAAAGCCAGAGGCATGAGAATTCGCGACGAGGACGACCCACTGCAACCGGGCGAGTTCCGCGATATCGACACAACGGGTGCAAGCCTGAGAGAAAACCTAATACCGTTGCCAATCAAAGAACCAAGCAATGTGCTCATGAGCCTGCTTGGGTTGCTGGTAGAATCTGGCAAGCGTTTCGCTTCTATCGCCGATATGAACGTGGGCGATATGAACCAGGCGATGCCTGTAGGCACCACTGTCGCGCTGTTAGAGCGCGGTACGAAAGTGATGTCGGCTATCCACAAACGACTCCACTACAGTCAGAAAGTGGAGTTCCAGTTATTAGCGAAAGTATTCGCAGACTTCCTGCCGCCGGTTTATCCCTACCAGACGGGTAGCGGTCCTCAAGAGATCAAAGGTCAAGACTTTGATGGCCGGGTTGATATTATCCCTGTGTCGGACCCCAATATATTCAGCCAGAGCCAGCGTATAACGATGGCTCAAGAGCTGCTCACGATGGTTCAGTCAAACCCAGAGATTCATGGGCCTACTGGCATTTATGAAGCATACAGGCGGATGTACGCGGCTTTGGGGGTAGACGACATCGATTCGTTGTTACAGCCGCCGCAGGAACCGCCACCCCCGATGCCGATTGACGCAGGGCTAGAAAATAATGGGTTTATGATGGCTCAACCCGCCATGGCTTTTGAGGCACAAAACCATCAAGCGCACATCGACGCACACCGCTCGTTGTTTTTGACAGATGTTGTGAAAACTAATCCACAGCTCCAGGGTTTGATAATTGGTCACATGATGCAGCATCTACAATTCCTGGCGGCTCAGCTCGCTGAACAACAAGTGCCACCAGAAGTGACCCAGCAAATGGAGCAGATCAATCAAGCGATGCAAACCGGCCAACTTCCGCCAGACCAAGCGCAGATGGCCATGCAAGAATTGCAAATGATTGTGGAACAGTTTTCTGCGCCGATCTTGGCACAGCTCACACAAGAATTGCTCATCTCGATTGGTCAAGGCAATGAAGAAGATCCTTTGGTACAGATACGACAGCAAGAGTTGGATTTACGCGGCGCTGAGCTTGCGGCGGAGCAGGATCAATTTAAGGAGAAGCAAGAGTCGCGACGACGCGAAAAGCTGCTTGAAGCAGAAATCGCTAAGCAGAGAATAAATACGTCGAAAGAGGTTGCGGACGATAAATTGGACCTCGCTTTACAAAGATTGCAACAGCAAGCAAATCTTAAGCTGACTGAGTTGCAAACCAAATTCGGAGGAACTCGATGACGACAAGCTACAAGCTGGAGTTACAACAAGAATTGAAAGCAATGAAACGGTTGGAGCGTGCTGCTGAGCGAGCCGCAGCCGAGGCAGCGGAAATGGAAGCGGCGGCTAGAAAAATGGCGAGCGACGCCCGGATCGCACAAAAATTGTCCCGCCTCGCGGGTGCAACCCTCGCTGAGCCAGTCGCGGAGCCAGAATCTGCGCCTGTCGAAGAAAAACCGACAAAGAAAAGCGCCGCAAAAAAAGCGCCTGTTAAGAAAGCACAACGAAAGGAACCAAAAAATGACAACCAAGGATATGAGCAAGGTTGAAAAGGTAGATTCGCCAACCAAAACCATCAAGACAATACCTACCAGCCCAGAGCTGGTGCGACGTACCGTTGGTGGACCAGTTCGCATAATCAAAGCCAGAGGGCAGGGTGCTGCGACTCGCGGTTTTGATTTTCATGAGCGCGATTGATGGACGATATAGATCTTGCTCAGACAATCAAGCGAGTTATCGAAGATCGTCGGGGCTTGATACAAGCGACGTTGATGGACGGTTTGCTACAAGATATTGAGCATTACAAACAGTTACAAGGCGAACTAACTGCGTTAAACTTGATTGAGGTGGAAGTGTCTGCGTATTTCAAGGAAAACAAAGTATGAGTAAACCTAAACTGGGTGGCGTTTATGTTGATTCGAGTGATCGAGTCCTAGATCCGACTTTGCTCGACATGACAATCATGGACAGGATGCCTGAACCCTCTGGTTGGAGGATGTTAGTGTTGCCCTACAAAGGTCGCATGACATCAAAAGGGGGCATTGCTCTGACTAAGGAGACTATTGACCGAGAGGCGTTAGCGACAGTTGTGGCCTACGTGCTGAAAATGGGTCCGCTTTGCTATAATGACAAGGAGAAGTACGGCGAAGAACCATGGTGCACTGAAAAACAGTGGGTTCTGATAGGCCGATATTCAGGAAGCCGAATGAAACTGGAAGGCGGTGAAGAGATCCGACTCATCAATGATGACGAGGTGATTGCCACCATTAAAGATCCCGATGACATTGTGAGCTTTTTATGATTGAAAACACAACTCAAGACCAAGAACAGGCAGAGCCTGAGTTTAAGATTGAGGTCACTGAAGACCCAGTAGAGGAGCAGTCTGCTCCAGTCGGTAGTGATGATGAATTGGACACTTACACCAAAGGTGTTTCAAAGCGCATCAACAAACTGAACGCACAAACTCGTGCGGCGGAACAACGTGCAGAGCAATACCAGCGTTTAGCCCTGCAAAAAGATCAAGAACTTCAGCAGTACCGACAACTCGCGCAGCAGCAGCAATCGACTGTGCTTGAGAAAGAGGAAGAGGCACTAAAGTCGAAAGAGGCGCAGGTCGACGATATTTACCGCAAGGCTGTCGCTGCTGGCGACCCCGACTTAATGTCGAAAGCAGACTCGCTGAAAAACGACATCGCCATTCAGAAAGAAAAGTTGCGTGTTGCAAAAACACGTCAAGCCGCAGAGCAGCCTGTGCAGTCGCAGGGTCAAGAAAACTACCAAACCTATCAACCGGAGCAAGCGTCTCAGCAAGCTGCGGCTCCCGATCCGACTCCAGAAGCGAAAGACTGGCATAGCAGAAACCCGTGGTATGGAGATCAGTCAGACGAAGAAAACTTGCAGGCCACTCAGTTTGCATATTTTACGCATTACAACTTAATCAATGAGGGCTATGAGCCAGATTCTGATGATTATTATCAGGCACTGGATTCACGAGTCCGCAAGGTTTACCCTAATCTTAGTACAGGCGAGGAAGCCAGTACGAGGACCGTCGAATCAAATACTAAGCAACCCGCCGTGCAAAGAGTTGCTAGTACCACCGCAGGTGGCCGACAACAAACACGAGGCAGTCAGGACGGCGTTAAGTTTGCCAGAGGCGAACTAGAGACACTCCGGGGTCTGAAGCCGCACAATATGAGCGAGGAGCGTTGGCTTCAAGCGGTGGCGAAAGAAAAGCAAAAAATTGCAAACAGGAGTTAATCTAATGGCAGAAAGTAAACAGAATGCACGTTCATCGCGTGAGGCCGGAGCGCACGATAAAGAAGCTCGGCGACGACCATGGCAACCTGTGCGTAAGCTTGATACGCCGCCTCCACCGCCAGGATATACTTATCGGTGGATACGCGAATCGATGCTTGGGACGGAGGACAGAGCAAACGTCAGCCGTCGTGTCCGAGAAGGTTGGGAGCTTGTAAGAGCTACTGATCTCCCGCCAGAATGGCAGGAAACCGTTCCCACAATGGATAGGGACGGTAGGCACGCAGGAGTTGTCTATAACGAAGGCTTGTTGCTTGCGAAGATACCAGAGGAAACGGTGCAAGAGCGTAACGAGTACTACTCGGATAAAACTCAGCAAGCCAAAGAGGCGCTGGACAATACAATGTTCAACGAAGCTCGTGGTGATAGCCGTTATGTCAAGTATGATCCGCAAAGGGACAGCCGTGTAACTTTTGGCAAAACTTAGGAGAACCTAAAAAATGGCTAATAAAGATGCCGCTTTCGGTTTGAAGCCCTCTCGCATGATGGGTGGTGCTCCATATAGTGGTGGCCAGTCTCGTTATCGAATCGCCAACAATCAGGCAGGTGCAATTTTCCAAGGTGACTTGGTGAAGCAGTTGACTGCTGGTGTTGTAGGACGAGCTGCTGCCTCATCGACTGTCCCAGTAGTTGGGGTGTTCAATGGAGTTCAATACACTGACCCGACCACGGGTGAGCAAGTATTCAAAAATCATTATCCCGGCTCAATCGCTGCCGCAGACATCATCGCTTTTGTGATTGATGACCCTAACGTAGTTTTTGAGGTCCAGGCCGACGATACGTTCCCCGTAGCAGATTTGTTCGGGAACTTCGACATCGTTGACCAGACCACTACCGGCGATACCGCTTCTGGCAGATCGAATGTAGAACTTGACGTGACGACTGGTGCGACCACCACTACGTTACCGCTCAAGGCTATTGATATCAGCCAAGATCCCGATAACTCAGACGTTGCAAGTGCCAACACCAATGTAATGGTTGTCATTCAGAACCATATCATGGGTGTGAAAGGCGCAGGCTTGGCATAAGGAGGCTAGGTAATGGCAATTTCACGCGCACAATTAGCGAAAGAATTGGAACCCGGCTTAAACGCATTGTTTGGGATGAGTTACGATTCTTACGACCGCGAGTACGAAGAAATCTTCGCGATGGAAGACTCTCAGCGTGCTTTTGAAGAAGAAGTGTTGATCACTGGCTTTGGCAGCGCTCCTGTGAAAACAGAGGGCCAAGGCGTTGTTTTCGACAATGCTTCAGAGTCATTCTCTGCTCGTTATACTCACGACACCATTGCGTTAGCGTTTGCGCTCACCGATGAGGCCGTAGAAGATAACTTATATGATTCGTTAGGCAAGCGATATGTGAAGGCTTTGGCCCGATCTATGGCCAACACCAAAGAGGTGAAAGGCGCAGACGTGCTGAACAACGCTTTCAGCAGCTCGTTTACTGGCGGTGACGGTGTATCGTTGATCAATACAGCACACCCTCTTGCGGGTGGTGGCACAGCGGCTAACCGCGCAACCACGATGGCTGACCTGAATGAAACGTCTTTGGAAGACGCGCTGATTGACATCAGCACGTTCACCGACGACAAGGGTCTGACCATCTCGGTACAAGCGACCAAGCTCGTTGTACCGCCTCAGTTGGTATTCGTTGCAGACCGTATCCTGAACTCGACTTTGCGTTCTGGTACTGCTGACAACGACATCAACGCGATCCGCAACACCGGCGTATTGCCTGGCGGCTACACGGTCAATCACTATTTGACTGACCCTGATGCGTTCTTCATTTTGACGACTGTCACCGACGCTGGTGAAGGTCTGAAGATGTTCCAACGCACGCCGATGGAAACCAGCATGGAGCCTGACTTCACGACTGGTAACATCCGATACAAGGCTCGTGAGCGTTATAGCTTCGGGTTTTCGGACTGGCGAGGCATTTACGGCTCACAAGGCGCGTAGATACCAAGCAAGAAAAAGGGGGCTACGGCCCCCTTTTTTTGTGCCTGCGATTGACCTAAACTGAAAGAGTCAAATGGTAATCAGATAGGCTGATTACTGGTTCAACAAGGAGAACTGTTATGACAACTCATTTTACCAGTGGAGTGACCAACGTCTCTGGCAGCAGCACGCTAGGCAAACTAAAGATGCCTGCTCCAGCGAAATATCACGTTTACCACAACGATTTCGATACTTATTTAGCAAGCGACTGGACCATTACGACCACAGAGGCCGGATCAGGTAACGCTTCTGAGGCACTTGGTGACGGAGATGGTGGCCTTCTAGTCATCACCAACGACGATGCCGATGACGATAACGATTTCTTGCAACTGGTCAAAGAGGGCTTCAAGTTTGAGTCTGGCAAGCAACTCGCTTTCAACGCCAGGTTTAAGACCTCAGACGCGGATGCAAGCGATGTAGTAATCGGTTTGCAAATAACCGACACCTCACCATTAGATGTCAGTGACGGCATATTTTTCTTGCTGACAGATGGCAGCACCACGCTACAGTTTATCGTCGAAAAAGACGGCACTCAGTCAACGCTGAACCTGCCAACGGTCATGGCTGATGACACGTTCATGACGGTCGGATTCGTTTTCGATCCAAAAGATCAGTTGTTTCACGTCTTCCAAAATAACGCAGAGGTCGGCACTGTCGTTTCGACCAACGCGCCCGACGACGAAGAGCTGACTGTGAGCTTTGGCATTCAGAATGGCGCAGCAGCGGCGAAGGTCATGACTGTTGACTACATCACTGCGATGAAAGAGCGCACCGCCTCAACTGAACTGTAAGGGGGTAAACCGTGGATAGTTTATCTCAAGTACAACAGGGGCATCGGCATGAGAGCGGCTTTGTCGTTCTGGGCCGTCGCCGCGTCAAGGAGATCAGTGTAACTGGTACTGCTTCCGCAGGCATTCTTGATATGTTCGACACCGATACTGCGCCAGAATCGGGCACTTACGCGCAAAGTGGCACTACCGTAACGGTTACCGATACAGGTCATGGATTGTCTACGGGTGACGTGGTGGGCATTGCGTTTGAAACAGGGACTGGCGGCACGGCTCAGCCGGGCAATTACGCCATCACTGTAACCACGGCAAATGCCTTTACGGTAACCATGCTGAACTCAGACACCATTACCGACACTCCTGCTTGTCGTTATGTGGCTTCCACGCCCGGCAAAGAGGAGCCTAAGCGCTGGCTAATGACCAAAGAAACGGCGGCGGCAGATACTTTTGCTAATGTGTTTCAGATCCCAAATAGCGGCTTTATTGTTCGCTATGGGCTTTATTTTCACATGGCTAATCTTCTCGTTGCTGACGCTTTCTACGAGTAGGGCATGGCTGATACGTCTGACGTGAAGAGAACGAAATCAGGGCGACTCATCTATCGAGGTGAGTCGTTTCCTGGTTACAACAAACAAAAAAGAACGCCTGGGGCAAAGAAAAAATTCGCGGTGCTCGCTAAAAAGGGCGATCAGGTAAAGATAGTGCGTTATGGCGATCCCAAGATGTCAATCAAAAAAGACCAACCAGATCGGCGCAAATCTTTTCGCGCTCGTCATAATTGCGATGCGGTAGAAAAGAAGAAAGACGTTTTTGCGCCCAGCTATTGGTCATGTAAAAATTGGTGATGTAGATGGCTGAATCGGAACTAGACAGAGCAGCAAGGGAATATGCCAGCCAAGCATCACCTTTTGCTGGGCTACAAGATTTTCTGCTCAATCGTCCAGTTTTTGATCGAGGTCCAGCCCCAACGCCTACGACTCCCACTTTGCGGACTTTGGATTTCGCAGACGACGCCGCGCAAAACCAAGCGCAACAATATCGACAGATGTTGGCGGAGCAGAAAGCAGAGCAAGACGCTTTGTTGGAAAGTCGATTTGCAGACCTTATTGCTCAACAACAAGCCAGTGAGCAAGGCATCACAAGCGCAAGAGAAGCGGCTCTAGCAAATCTGCGTGATACGCTTCAACAAGAAACAGCGTCAGCAGCAGCGGCACAAGCTGCTGAGCGATCCGAGGTTGTAAAGGCGCTAGAAGATCGTCTAGCTGGCGTGAAAGAGTCCATTGCCACAGAGGCTGAGGCTTTGCGCGAGCAAGGTCTGCAGGAGCGTGCAGACATTCGCGCCCAGCAACAGACTGTGGTCGATCAGCTTCAACAGAATATCGATACGGCGAAGGCCGAGCTTGCTGAATCTCAACAGCGTGTCGCAGAGGCCCAGACCACGGCACTCGGCGATCTGGAGTCACGCCAAGGTTCGATTATTGGCGACCTGACTACCCGCATATCAGGCTTGAACGAAGACTTAGGGACGATTCAATCTGAAATCAGAGCCGACCTGGCAGAGCAGGAGGCAGCGCTCTCTGACGATCAAAAAGCCGCAGCGGATCTATTGCAGCAGCGCATTGATGCGCTCAACAGCGACTTGAGCGCAGTGGGCGAGTCCGTTCAGACCGAAACCGCAGCGCAAACGGAGTTATTGCGTGGAGAGCGGGAACAGCTTGTCTCACAGCTCGAAAATCAAATTGGCGCGTTGAAAGATCAAGTCGGCCAATTACCGCTCGACGAAATACAAAGCCGTATCGACGATATCACGAGTCAAAGCCAAGATTTTGTTCAAACGGCCACGACAGAGCGAGCGGAGCTTGCGCAACAAATTGCTGCATTAGAAGCGGCTGGACTCACGCAGGCGGATCTGGACGCGGCACTCCAAGGTCGCGCTACCGCTGAAGACCTGGAAAGTTTGCGAGGTGACTACGAAGCGACGGGTCGTTTAGTCGAAGAAGCGTTGCAAACTGGGCAAAGACAGCGACAAGGTTTGGAAGAAAGAATCCAAGCTTTGCAAGCAGCTCAGCTTGATCCGGCTTCCATCCAGCAACAAAGAGCCACAGAGATTCAAGCCGCAGTCGATCCGATCTCGCAGCAAATCGAAGCTTTGCAAGGTCAAATCCCGCAACAGATAGACGTTGAGGCTTTGCGGAAGCAAATCACTGACGAAATCATGGGTCGTATGCCCACCGTGCCAACGGTTGCCCCAAATGTTTCTGCCGGTATGACGGCAGGCGGAGGCAGCTACACTGGCCCAAGTGCGGGTTCTACCGTTCTTGAGCCAGACATGGGCGCTTACGACACCGCTCAGTATGGCTATGAGCCAGAAATGGACGCATACGGATTCGCGACCACTGAGGGCGCTCGTGATATGGGTGCGACGCCATACTTCGACACTGCTGGTATTGGAAACGAAATGGCGCAAGGCGGACTACAAAGCACGGGAATTACAGCGTTAGCAGCTCCATCGCCAGCAGCAGTCGCGCCGCCTCCTGCCCTTCAAGGCACAGCTAGAGTCAAGCCGTTGCCGCGTACCAAGCCAATAATCCCAGGGACGCCGAAAATTCCGGGGCCATATACCCCTATATTCCAAGAAAATCAGTACGGCATGAGGACTATGTGATGACTCAGAAAAAACTGAACAAAGTAATCAAAGGTCTGAAAAAAGCGAGCAACACTCACGCGAAACAAGCCAAGACGCTAGAGGCGATTAAGCTGAAGAGGGGCGGGTCGGCTGGTGATGTACCGAAGAACGTCGCGAACCCTTCTTTGTACAGGAAGGCGAGAGCAAAGGCCAAAGCCAAGTTCGATGTTTGGCCCAGTGCATATTCGAGCGGCTGGATGGTGCAGGAGTACAAGCGGATGGGCGGAAAATACAAAGGAACCGAGAAAGCGGCAGGCGGTAGCGTTGAGATCGATGAGGAAAAGAGCGATCTGAACAAAGACGGTCGTTTAAGCAAGTATGAACGTGCTCGCGGCACTGCTATCGCGAAAAACATGGCCCAAAAAATGAGTGGCGGCGGATCTGTCATGATACAAGCTAGAGGCTTTGGTCGCGTGTTGCCGAGCAAACAAAAGAAAACGAGAGTGCCTCGTGGCTAAGCCAAAAGGCGGTTTGACCGAGTGGTTCGGCGAAGGCAAAAAGGGTAATTGGGTAGATATCTCTGCGCCCAAAAAAGGCGGTGGTTTTGAGAAGTGTGGACGCAAAAGCGCCAAAGACTCGAAGCGCGGTTACCCGAAATGTGTTCCGGCGGCGAAAGCTGCAAAGATGAGCGAGAAGCAGATCGCTTCTGCGGTTCGCCGTAAGCGATCAAAAAAACAGGGCGTCGGTGGCAAGCCGACTAACGTCGCAACTTTTGCTGCAAAAGGCGGAGCTATCTCTATACAAGCGCGTGGTTGCGGTGCGATCATGCCCTCTAAGCAGAAACAAACACGAGTCCCACGATCTTAAAAGGAGCAGACATGGCAAGACAGCAGCGGAAAGGCATGAAAGCTAAAGGAATGACAAAAGGTGGCGCGATGAAGGCCAAGGCGATGATGCGCGGCGGTGCTATGCGCACCAAAGGCGGAATGATGGGCGGCAAAAAAGCCATGGAGAAGCCCGGCGGGATGAAGAATGGCGGCACAGCTAAGAAAGGCGGCACGATGAAAACGAAAAGCTACGCAAAAGGCGGAGCTATGAAGGCAAAAGGTGCAGCCAAGGGCGGAATGAGAAAGCCGTCCAACAAGAATAGTGGATTGTACGGTCGATAGGGATGGCGTATCTCCAAAGTAACATCCCACATTTCAAGGCGTGGGTGAGAAAGGAGTACACGCACAATCACGAGAAATACCATGGCGAGTTCGTTCACGCCATGGTTATTGCTGTGACAACCATGCCCACTCGGTGTTTGAGCTTTCAAGTCATCTTCACTGGGGCAGAGACTTACGACGATGATACCGAGCCTAACGTTCTGGGCGGTGCAATGTGGGCCAGAATGCCGATTACGGCCTTGGTCGGCGACACGCCGCTGGATGATTGGCCAGAGCCGATGCCCGTTTGGGCTTGTCAGCCTTGGGATTGTTCGAGCCACAATCACGCGGTGTATGTGTTAGACCGCGCCACACCGTGTCCCTGGCTGGCCAAGGTCGATGGCGAGTTTTATCCGGCTAAGTATTATTTCACCGTTGATTACGCTGAGAACGAGATAGCCGATGATCCGGCGCAACACAAACAAAGCCATGTTTTGGAATTATTAGATGCTGGGCCGTGGACAGGAAACATCGTTGCTTTGCCAAATAATCGTGTCCGCGTGACACATCCCGCTTGGTTTGAGACGGGTGAAGGTGCTCCCGACTTCCGTCCCTCGCAACATATTCATTACAGCAAATCCGATTTAGATTACACTTTGGACGTGAATCAAGTGTTCGATAATTTATACGCGGAGACAAAGAGTGGCGGTAAGCGGAAGTAAGGATTTTGAGCTAGACGTAGCTGATTATGTTGAGGAAGCGTTTGAGCGGTGCGGCTTAGAACTACGCACTGGTTACGACCTCAAAAGTGCCACGCGCTCGTTGAATTTGATGCTTGCAGAATGGGCGAATCGCGGCTTGAACCAATGGACGGTCAACCAAAAGACCATCACGATGGTGCAAGGGACGACGGAATATACGATTGACTCAATCAATCCCACTGCGACCATCGATGTGCTTGACGTGTTTGTTCGTGAGACTTTGGGCGGTCAGGTCACTGACATTCCGCTGAGTCGCATGTCCAGAGCAGAATACGCCCATGTTTCTACGAAAAGCACCACTGGAAAGCCGAACCAGTTTTTGATTCAGAAAAAACTTTCGCCGTCTGTGACGGTATGGCCAGAACCTGACAAAAACAGCGCGTATGTATTGCACCTCAATGTGCTCAGCCGCATGGATGATGCAGATGTGGGCGCAAACACGCTAGAGGTGCCATTTCGGTTTTACCCGTGCCTAGCGGCTGGATTGGCGTATTACATGGCCTTGAAGCGAGCGCCGGAGAAAGTGCAAATGCTGAAAGCGATGTACGAAGAAGAGTTTGCCCGTGCGCTGTCGCAAGACGAAGCGCGTGCCAGCTTCAGAGTCGCGCCTGATCTTAGAAACTACAATATCGCTTAGCCATGGCTTTCGCTTCCAACAAACGCGCCTATGGGGTCTGTGACATCACGGGATTTCGTTATCGTCTTAAGGATATGAAAAAGACGTGGGACGGTCTGCTGGTCGGTCCTGACCAATGGTCACCAAAGCACCCACAGTTGATGAAGAAACCGACGCCGATTGATCCACAAGCGCTGAAAGAGGCTCGACCTGATCCGTCGAGTGACGGTGAGGACGGCACTGTTTTTGCCGTATACACAAACGTGGGTGATGGTAAATTAGGCACAACTTTGCAAACGTTTGCAATTAGTGCTAACGTTGGAACTGTGGAGGTAACCACGTCATGAGCTTCACTTTGGCGACTTTGAAATCGACTGTGCAGGACTACCTGCAGGTCAACGAAACCACGTTCAACAACAATCTGAACACGTTCATTACTGAGGCCGAGGACCGGATCTTTAAGATGGTCCAGCTCCCAGAGCAGCGTAAAAACGTGCAGGGTACGGTGAGCAACAACAATAGGTCTTTGGCAACGCCGACTGATTTCTTTGCGCCTTTTTCTCCAGCCGTCATCGACGGGAACAACAAGTACCATTATCTTGATTTCAAACACCCTTCGTTCATCAAGCAGTACAGCCCGACGACCACTACGACCGCGTTTCCGAAATACTATTCGCAGTTTGACGACTCAGCATTTGAGCTAAGTCCGATTCCTGACAGCGGATACACCGTCGAACTACATTATCTGGCGAAACCGACTTCGCTGACCGCTGGCGCGGACTCAGGCACAACCTTGTTGAGCACTGAGCACCCTGACCCGCTGCTGTATGGCACGCTAGTCGAAGCGGCTATTTTCTTGAAAGAAGCGCCTGAAGTGATTGGCAATTTCGAGGCTCGTTTCAAAGAAGGCATCGGTCGGATGAAGAATCTGAGCGAGGGCCGTGGAACCCGAGATGAGTATCGATATGATCTTTTGCGCACTGGTGTGACTTAATGGAAAAAATTGCAGAACTCAAAGGCAAAAAAATAGCAATAATCGGTCTGGGAGCCTCTCAGATTGACTACGTTATTGGGGTAGAAAACAGCAAACAGTGGGACGAGGTCTGGGGTATCAACTCAGCCCTATCGGTATTCGAGCTGGACCGTGTATTTATGCTTGATCCGGTCAGCAGGTTCTTAGATACGGAAGACGCAGGCAATCAGACTGATGTGATGCGTCGAGTGTTACCAACTTACACAAAGCCAATTTATACCTGCGAGTTGGATGACCGAGTACCTGCCCTGGTCGAATATCCCTTGGAAGAGGTCATTAAGGATCAACGGTGTGCGTACATGAACACCACCGTCGCTTTCTCGTTGGCTTTTGCTCTCTGGAGCGAAGTGTCTCACATTGATCTTTTTGGCATGGATTTCAGTTACAAGCACAACTTGCACTTTGCAGAAGCCGGTCGAGCCTGCTTGGAGTTCTGGATCTGCAAGTGCATCAGTAACGGAATCACCGTAGGCGTCAGCCCTCGCTCATCGTTGCTTGATCAGAATGTTGAGATTGAAAACAGGCTGTACGGTTATCACCGATTGGCAAATCCTAAGATTGCGATGCCAGATCCGCAAGGTGAGTGGGTGATATGCGACCGATCAGAACTGGCTTCCATGGTGAAAAAACACAATCTGGAAACGGTCGAAGTCCCGCACGCACCAGAGCCGTACAAAGGATGATCGACGGTCAAATAGGATTTCAGCTCGGTCAAGTCATGGTCTCGACGACCGATAACCGTGGCCATGATGCAGAGTTTTGGGCGGCTGAGACAACCAAGAAGATTGTGGGGATATCTGCTGAGGCTGATCCGCATATTCGACTGCAAGCTGAAGCTTTCCAAAATCAGGTTTATACTTTAATCTTGCTAGGAATGAAGAACGCTATCGCTTCTGATCGGGTTACAATTAGAGGATTGTTAGCCAGTCAGGGGCATGATGACATGGCGAAGATAATCAAGGAGCTTTGAAATGGCCATTACTTCCGCGATCCCGACATCGTTCAAGCAAGAGCTTTTGGTCGGCACTCATAACTTCACTGCAACGTCAGGTAATGCTTTCAAGCTGGCCTTGTATACGTCTTCGGCTACGCTTGGCGCAACTACCACGGCGTTTACGACCACTGGACAAGCGAGCGGGACTAACTACACGTCTGGCGGTAACACGCTGACCTCGGTCACGCCAACGACCAGCGGCACCACTGCTGTATGCGATTTCGCAGATTTGACTTTTGGCACTGCCACAGTCACTGCGAGAGGCTGCATGATCTATAACGATACGCAATCCGATAAAGCTTGTGCGGTTATTGACTTCGGTGGCGACAAGACCAGCACCGCTGGCGACTTTACTGTCGTATTCCCAAGCCCAACTGCTACCGGCGCAATCATCCGACTGGCTTGATAACTCGTGGCGCTGCAAACCCTTGAGTTTCAGCCAGGAGTCAACAAGGAATCGACGGACTACAGCGCAAAAGGCGGCTGGGTAGACGCAAACCTTGTCCGGTTCCGCAAAGGTCGTGTCGAAAAAGTTGGCGGCTGGCTGAAGCTTGGCTCCAATACTTACCTTGGCACGGGCCGTGCTTTGCACTCATGGATTTCTCTGGGAGGCACGCGGTTCTTAGGCGTTGGCACCACCTTCAAGTATTACATTGAGGAGGGATTCGCCTACAACGACGTTACTCCGATCCGATCAACGACCAGCGCGGGTGATGTCACCTTCGCTGCCACCGACGGCAGCAGCACGATCACGGTGACAGATACGGCTCACGGCGCGGTCAGCGGTGATTTTGTTACGTTTAGCGGGGCGGTAACGCTCGGCGGCATCGTGACTGCTGACGTTCTCAATCAAGAATATCAAATCGATCTGGTTACGACGGCTAACGCCTATACGATCACCGCCAAGGACACGAGCGGCACGACCGTGACCGCCAACAGCAGTGACAGTGGCAACGGGGGTAGTAGTGTCGTTGGCACATATCAGATCAACGTCGGACTAGACACCTACGTTTCTTCTGCAGGCTGGGGTCTAGGCACTTGGGGTTCGGGAGGATTCGGCTCCGCGTCTGCGATTAGCGCGGTGAATCAGTTACGCCTTTGGACGCACGATAATTATGGTGAAAACCTGATCATCAACGTGCGCGGGGCAGGCATATACAGGTGGTTGGAAAACAGCGGCACGAGCACCAGAGCGGTTGAGCTTTCTGGAATTAGTGGCGCGACTGGGGTGCCGACCGTAGGCTTACAGGTTCTCACGTCCGAGACCGACCGACATTTGATCGTTTTAGGCGCTGACCCCTTATCGAGTGGCTCGCGCACTGGCGTCGTCGATCCCATGTTAGTTGCGTTCAGCGACTCAGAAAACGAGCTAGACTTTTTGCCTACGGCAACCAACAGCGCAGGCTCTGTAAGGTTGTCAAGCGGATCGTTCATCGTGGGCGCAATCAAGAGTAGACAAGAAGTCTTGATCTGGACTGACACATCGCTCTATTCCATGAATTTCATTGGGCCGCCGTTGACTTTCGCCGTTAATTTGGTGAACGAAGGCGCTGGACTCATCGGCCCGAAGGCTGCGACCAACGCACCAAACGGCGTGTATTTTGCGAGCAAAACTGGGTTTTATTTCTACAACGGTTCGGTGCAAAAGCTCCCTTGTGCTGTACAGGAGTATGTTTTCAATGACCTAGATCTTGGCCAAGCTTTCAAATGCCACATGGGCGTTAATAGCGAGTACGGCGAGATCTGGTTCTTTTATCCGAGCATCGAAGACGCAACCGGCGAAGTCAGCCGTTATGTCATCTACAATTATGAAGAAAACCACTGGTCGATAGGCAGTCTCATCAGATACGCATGGCTGGATGCCGGTATCGAAGACCAACCTTTAGCGACAGCAAAAACGTCAAGTTCAAACTGCGTGTTCGAGCACGAGCAGGGCTACAACGACAACGATTCAGCGATGTCGGGTGTGTTCATTGAGTCTGCCGACTTGGATATCAGCTCTGGTGAAGCGTTTAGTTTTGTCAAACGAATTATCCCCGACATGAAATTCGTTCAGGAAGCTGGAGCAACGAACACGCCAGCGATGAACATTGTGCTGAAACGCAGAGACTTTCCCGGTGAGTCCCTAACAACAGACTCTACAACGCAAGTAACGCCAACTAGCACGTTCAGCGATGTGCGAAGTCGCGCTAGACAAGTGGTGTTTCGATTCGAGTCAGACG